ATAGCTATATAACCTAATTCATATAATACCATAGCATCTTTTAATGATTTGGTTATTATCAATAAATCTCCACCACGTTTTGGTAATTGCTCGAATCCTTGTATATCATATTGATTACAATTACTTAAGAATTTTTGTTCTCCATAAGGTCTGTATATTTTAAATTTGTTATATATTTTATAAGCATATATAGGATTATTGTCTGTATATATAAAAGATTTTATTTTATCATTTACCCATACTCTTTTCACAGGAGATACATTAAATTTTCTCAATGTTTCTCTACTTATACCAAATTGAGACCAAAACTCTAAATCATTATCTGTAAAATGTTTTCTTTTTACAGCTATATGAGTCCTTGATGGTTTAAATTTATTACGTACTGTAACTCCTTTCTCTGACTTTTTTAATAAACCAATATTTAAATCTTTATTAATTTCATGTAAAGCATCTTTATAAGATCTTAATCCTTTATATAATTGAACAAATTTAAAACAATTACCTGAAGTATCAGTACCCATATCTTTAAATAATAATTGCCTTGTCTTTTTAGCAACAAATAATCCAAATGAAGGGTTATTATCTTCCCTTAATGGACTGTTAAACTTTGTATTTATTGGTATTTTATAACCTATATAGTATGAATATATATCATACTCTGTTGTTCTTTCCAGAATATTTTCTTCAGTTACAGGTTTTATATTATCTGAATCGTAAAGCATACTTTTTGATTTAGAGCCGGGGCAGGGAATCGAACCCTGCAATGTATTACCCTTTTTACTACCCGGCATAAAATAAAGGGGGCACTTAAGCCCCCTGAATTATATATATAGTATATTCTTAGATTATTCTCTAATTTAGAACGGAGCATTATCTGGTTCAGTCTGTGGAGTTTCATTATTATTAGACTCTCCCTGCTCTTGGGAATCTTTAAACGGATTACCATTACTCTGCGGTTCTTCATCAGGTACATCCCTCTCCATTTTATCAATAGGTAAAATTTTAACCTTTGATTGATCTTTAGGTACATCCATACTTTCTAACCAAGCAAATTTAGTATAGCTAGGTAGAGTAGTATAATTATTAAAATCATATACTACTTTAATACGTAGTTTATGACTATTCCATTTATCTTTTTTAGCTCTCAATTTTTCTTCTACTTGTTTAGCAAGTTGTTCAAAATTTTCAGCTTTAAACACGAATTCATCTTTAGACATAATACCTGAATTAACAGCAATATGTTTAATCCGAGCTAATTGATTATTTACTTTAGTTTCTATATTATCTCCCTCACGAGGTTCCCATTCGGTTTTAGGTACGGTATTGCCATTCTCATCTTTAAAATAGAATGCAATAAATTTATTTCCATTGTCTGTTTCTTTATACACTACATCTGATAGTACAATGTTTTCATAAATCCCGGGTTCTAAATATGAACTACCATTACCTTCTTGTGGAACATCTGGGGTCATGTCAAATCTCGCCATAATATATATTATTTATTTATTCAAAAACTTTATTTAATTCTTCTATTATTTTACTCGAGTCATTAGGTATTGTATTCTCTCCTTCAAATAATGAAGGTGGAGTTTTAGCTGACATTTTACCATCTGAATTTAAGTTAAAGTAATAGTCTCTTTGATTTCCATCCTCTACTTTTAAGTCAGCATACATTACAATTGTGAAATCCTTTTCAATATCACCTTTCCATTCTCTACCTTTCACAAATATTCTTTCTTTAGCAATTCCTTCTTCTGTTTCAACTGTTTCTGTATGAGCTGTTACAAATATATCTTTTGGGTATCTTTTTAAAACATACATTAACTCACCAATCTTAGTGTTGTAATAATTAAACACTTCAAACCCTTTCTTTATTTGCCTTGCTGTTGCCAATAAACTATCTATATAAGCACTAAAACTTTCAAGTACTACTGTTTCTATTTTATCATTTTTAGCATATTCAATTAGTTTATCATACGCATCACTCCAACTATTAGGTTTACAGTAATATTTAAAGTTGTTTTTAAAAGGCAACGGTTTAGCTTCAAGGTTTATAACACCAGTTGTATCAGGATTCATGTTCCTAAATGAATATGTTTTACCTTTACCGGAATCACCAACTATTGCTATATTATAAGTATCTCTCGCCATATTTCTCCTTTATAATTTAAAAATAAACTTGGGGGTGACAGGTGACATAGTATTATGGCTATCGCTCCCCAGTTCTTATACTGGCTCTTGCCTGTAAATCTTATTACCCCCAAGTTTAAAATATCAACTCATTATAGTACTATATCTTATCGTACCATATATTTTGCCAGAATTGTGGCCATTTCATCGTAAGTCACGATTTCAGTACCAATCTTAACGAAACCGTCATGGAACGTAACTTTAGCTCCATATTTCAGCTTCATTTCATATTTATCTTTGTAGTATTGAACAAGAAGACGGTTAATCTCAGTCCAATCATCTACAATGTCAAGGATAGGCTTATATCCTTTTTCGCAAGCAAATTGCGGACGACGAACCCACTCTACATCATGATTGGGAGCAGTACCAATGGTAATCAGATTACCAAATCCAGCTTGATTAATACCACTCCGTACAGGAGGAGCATCTTGTCCAGCTACAGTAAGTCCCAATTCATCAATATTCTGCATCAGTTGACGCTTATAGAAGTTGGCAGTGGAGTTGTTGGCAGTGTCGTTACCTACAGATTTCGTCAGATCAATAACAAATTTAGTCATAATCAAAAGTTTAAGTTTGTTTAACATATTTTCCCTTCTTCCTCTACCTTTGATTCTGTAGATTATGGTCTTCAATCTTATTGTACTTCAAGTTATTTTTAAATACTAGAATGCTAGGGTTCCCTTCCCTAACTTTCAGGAAGTGCATATAGATCAGATCTTTTACAGGCCAACCTTCTGGCCCATATGAGCTAATATTTAGCATCTCTGGTCTATGAAGTACAATTAGATAGTCTGAAGCTTGAAATACACTGTCACCTCCAAATATATCCCTTCGTACTGGAAAGTGCATGGTATTTACCGCAATTCTTTCTTTTGCTTCTATTTCTCTATTCATTTGGGATAATTGGATAATTGTGTTCTTACCGTACTTTTTCATTTCCATGAACATGTACTGTAATTCAGCTAATATTTCACGCTCTTTCTCCCCGTGTCTGCCTCTTGTTAAAAGAGTGTGATCAAGCATAATAATCATCCATTTCCCTTGTGCTACTGTTTTCGAGAAATCAACTATCGTATTTCTTATTTGTTGGACAGTTCCTGGAGTATCTACATAGTAGATTGGATAGTCCTTTAGTTTCTTAGCTTCTTCTACAGCTCTATTGTAGTCAGTATCAGATAATCTATAATTTGTTATACCACTATATAGTTCTTGAGTTGTCTTACTCATTTTATATGAGAGCTTTCTACCAACTTGTTTTGATGCTAACATCTCAAAGTTGAATGATAATACAACAAAATCCTGTTTAGGATTTAAATCAAATAAATCTGTTTCTAAACTATTTGCAAATGCTGATTTCCCACTACCTGATATACCAGCTATTGTATAGATACTATTAGGTTCAATACCACCCATACACTGGTCGTTAAATTTTCTCCACCTAGTGTTTAATGAGGTAATATTACCCTTTCTTCTTTTATCCATATAGTTGATAATCTCTCTAGCAGGTTCAGCTATTTGTCGATACTGTAGTGGTTTATACGAGCTGTTGTCCATACCCTAATTCTTCTTCTTTTTCCTGTGCTTCATCTCTCATTCGTTCTTCAAATACTTTCCATTCTTCGGATGAAAGCCATTTAGGTAATTTTTTCATATATTTCCATGAGGATTCTTTTTCCCTCACCTGTTTTTCAAATTTAAGACATTTTAAGAGGTGTTCATGTTTTTTACGAGATTTGTTGGTTATTTTATGATAGTTTCTGCGAGATCTGCTTAAATCAGCTCTTAAATAATCTTTAGTTCCATCTGGTCTTAATACTTTTACAGGGTATTCTTCAACAAATTCATCAAAGTAATCTCCTTCTTCAATGATAAATAAGAATTTTTTCCTTATTTCAATTTCTTCTGGTCTGTCGCCGGATAGCTTAACAAAACCTTTTGTTTGAGCATTTTCTAACTCTTCTTTAGCTTTGTCT